CTTCAGTCAATCCAATTAGATCACCATTGTAGGCGATAATTGCGAACGCGATGTCGCCCGCCATTGCTTCCATCACACGAATATCAGCTTCCGTATAATCGCACTCTCGTGCAAAATCATTCATAGTTCGAAGTGCTGCTAAAATTAACTGCGAAGGTAATTTTTGATCATATTTGCCGTAATCTCCCCCTAAGAGTCGATCTTGGCCAAATGTGAAAACGTGTTGATGAAATTCCTCCCACTCTGGACCATGACTATTTATTCCAACAGCACATTCGGAAATGAGAGGATTCATTTGGAGTACTCGTAACAGTGGTAGATAGTACTTCCTAATGAGATATGTTAAGGCAATTGGATTGCCATAGAAGATTCTACACTTCTCCTTCGAAAGGATCTCATCCTTCTTACAAGCTTTTGCAATAGCATAAGCACGATGTCCCTTTCGATAACAATTCTCACATCTTTCAATCTCATCCAAGATAACCTGATCGAAAACTCGATTATTTGGCTTCTCTTCAGTTGGTTCCAGTTCAGTCACGTAACTACGCTTCTTCCCTGTCAATGGAAAACCCAACGCGGTATTGAGTTTGATTGCATCCATAAATTTCTTTCCAGGTATACCGCAGAGGTTCTCATGATCATTTAGTGGTCTAGCAGTACGCCACATCCGTGATCTGAAAATTGGTGTCAAAGCAGATTTGTAATCTTTAACCGCTATCTGTAATGTGTCATAATCATACATTTCAGCAGGGACGGATAAATTTTCAAGACACTTCTGCCACCCAAACCACTCTGGTTTCATTTTTGGTCCGCAATAAATATTGGGACTATCCATCACATCCATAATGTGAGGTGATATGGGTGTGACAGTAACATCTGATCTCGATGTCACTTCACCTGGACAAGAGCCAAAATACTCTACTTGAGAATTCTCAGGCATGTAATTCAAAGGGCTCTTTTTGTGTAGTGGCTTGTCATTAACCACCGAAATACCAAGTACTTGTTTTTCAAACAACTCAGCTGTACCAGATAATAATACACCTTCTAGGTCACGAAGGCGCACCAAAGCTTGATTGTATTCTCCCAAAGTCAAGAGACCATAACAACCACGCTTAGTGCCAGCACGACCACCTAAGTGAAAGCCCATTATACATGAACCACTCCCATGAGATATGAGAGTTGCACCACACAAGCCTTTGAAAGTATTAGTACTCAAATTATGATACTCACCTCCAAGGAATGAGCAAACACCATTGGCTGTCATCTTGGGATTAGACAAACCACGGAAAGTAGTCAAATCTCCCGTCTTGTCACGCCATAGCATCGAAAATTCTTGCATTGGCAATTGGTCAACAGGTAACCACTGTGATAAGTCTTTAAATGAGCCACCCGAGGCTGCATAACAGATCATAAAATCTGTATTTGGCACTCGAACAGAAGCACTCTTGGACAATTTACAGCGGAATCTACCTCCACACATGTCTGGTTGAGCTTTCCGAAATTGACAACAAATATCATTTGACTCAAAATAATGCGAAGGTAATAAAACCACATTTGATCGCAAGAAAAGTGCATTTGCCATAAGGGTCTTCCCATTTGTCTCCACTGTACCATAGACCAAATTCTTCTGGACCACATTTGACAGTTCGCGATTGGAGATGCACTTCGACGTTGGTGTAAGAGGCAATTCACGTTTTGCAACCCCTATCCAGGGATTTTCCTCAGCATCACGAGTATTAACCTCCTCTTGTGTTTTTGGCTCAAGCGATCCATGCGCCTGCATACCAACACAAGCCCTATACAATTTCACAGCGGCTACAGCTGCAGAAAGCACCAGTGATGCAGATATCAATTTACGCGAGTATTTCCTCCAGTACTCTTTGGCACAAGAGAAAATCGGACGGTTCACGAGCTTACGTCTACAAATAATTTCAACATCATACATAATAGCCCGTTGTAACAATAAATATATAACAAATAATATAAAACATGTATAAAATGAAGTAGCTGAATACATAAATATAAAACAACAATTCAAGAAATATGAAAACCACAACAATTTAATAAGCAAAATGTAGCTTCTAAATAATGGTCGTCCAAAAACCATATATTGAAGCAACACTTGTAACCTTGGAATTGGAACAAAAGGCAACCATTGTAAGTATCTACTGTATCCATCACACATATTATGCATAATTTCATACATGGTAGTATCAATGCTATAGCCCGCTTGATTCTCAA